CCCATTCCCACTATACGCTAGCGTACGTGGGAGTGGCGATCTTTCGACCGCGATAGATCGCTTCCGCAGTAATGTTGGAGACTGTGACATTCAAGGCACGGCACTTTGCAGACAGCTTTTCAAGCGCCGCTATACCGGTATTTCTACCGAGCGGAGCTATCTTGCTGAGTGCGCCAACCGAACCTCTCTTGAACACAGTCTTGGACTTATTTCTCTCTGGTCTCTCCCCCGTCTTACGCGCCTTCACCTGCAACGGTTGCCAGAATGTATAGTGCGACTCCGCACTACGCATTCTGAGAATCATCAGGTCGGTGAAAGGCACCTGAACCCCATCCGTCTCGACAGGAAAGGCTTCTTCCGCGCTACGCACGGAACGACCAAAGCCTGCCCTGTCAGTAGGGACGAGGTTCATAAGACGGGGGTAAAGTCCGCTCTCGCGCCATGGGCGCAACCCTGCCAGTCCAGCCGCAAGGAGGTGATCCGGCCCAAGATGACAAGCTTGGGCAAGCCTCTTTCGGATATGGACTGGTACGGCAAGGCCTCTCCCGGTATAACCGAATCCTCCCACGCATGCTGGCATGCGTACGCGGGGATCTCGAGAGAACCAGGGGAACCTTGTCTTCATCACCCTCTCCAGTCGTCGAAGATAAACTGTTTCACAGTTATCCGGAGCAGGCACAGGTGCCTTAAGCTCCGCAGACGGTATGAAGGGGGGGAAGAAGAGGTCATGCTTCCTGCCTCTTCCAAGGTCACCACCGAAGACTTCACACATAGTCCAGGCTTGACTACTGTGAAACGTCTTCTGATCATTGGTACTCGCCCCAACGGCTTCGATGGCCTGTTTGTACTCTTCGTACGAGTCTTGATGTGCGACTGTACGAGAGACTCCCAGACCATCGTCCCCGTGGGTGATACCACTGTCAAAGGCACAAAGTGCCCAGGCATTGACCCAGGAAAGAACAGGAAAAGAGAGCGGAGTACCCATGGGACTTCCCCTTCTGCCGCGCATACGGCGCTCACCATAGCGCCATGTGCACAGTGGTTCCACTCCGAGGCTACGGAGGGCAAGGGTGCGTTCGAGGTCACTGATCGCACCTGCATCCCTCCAGCCATCGACGACAGCACCTATGGCATCGAGGAAGAGTCCGTCGGTTGCGCTGGAAAGATCCAGCGAACTGTACTCTCTTCCTCGTGCACGCATAGGAGGCGTTCGTGCAGTGCTGCGAAGCGAGGCGGGCGGAATCCAGTGAGTGGAAGGCATCAAATGCCTAGTACACCTCACTGCCTCCGCCTCTACGAAGGTAAGTGCATCGGGAACCCCGATGACCCTTGCCTTCGCCCCTGGCGCTGGTATCGCGACAGCCTTAAGTTCCAAGGCGACAAATGCACTAACGTCGACAGAGGATATTCCTATGTCTTCGTTTGGTACAGTGTCAGGTCCCTGGTTCCTAAGGCCTCGCGACATCAGAACCCCACCAGCACGGTACGCCTCGTCTGCGATTGCGGAAGTTGGTTCGGGACTCTCGTTAAGATAGCGCTCGCACAGGCGAAGGCAGAACATGCCAAGTTCGCCATATGCGTAAGCGCCGACGACTGCGTACAGCTTGTCAGGCTTGTACGACATTCGTCCGAGAAGTCCCTCACCCAACTTCCTAAGGTAGGCGTCGATACCGCCTTTAGATGCAGGCATCTGAAGGCAGCCGGAACGAGAACGGGGAAGGCCTGTCAAAGGTCTCGCGTCGGAGTCGACATTCGACTTAACGAACTCGCGAAGAGCATTGACAGCCCATGGGTCCATGGGTTCGGTACGTGTGGTAACAGTCTTCTTATGCTTCTCAATGGCCTCCTTCACAACAGAGGGAGGGCCATTAGGCATCGCCCTTGCGAGGCGCGAGAAGACTATTCCCGCAGTGCGGTCGTTGCGGGCCAGTTGCAAAAGAGCTTCGAAGATTCTACGCGGCATGCCCCTAGGGCAAGCAGGCAGATCTCGAGCCTCCAGAGCAGCGGCACGCACTGCATGGCAGATATCTTTCATGACCTTTACAGCACTGAACCATCCGCGGGTACGGATGTGTTTACAGCACCAGTCATGAAGATACCAGCCAACCATGTACCGATCCCAACCAGAGAGAACAAGTCCACCCCAGATGGTCACCCAGACCTTCTGAGGCAACATATTCGAACGGGAGCTACGATGTCGGCTGCCAGGGTCCTTCTTCAAGGGCTTAGCACGCTGCTCCAGCACAACCCGTTCCTTCATAACCGATGTTAGTCGGTTATGGGTGTTCCGTGTCATGCG